ATATTTTTGCTATACCTATTTTTATATTTCTCATGATTTTTAGGTATATAGTAATATATATTTATATATTGTATATTATATAGCTACCTACCCACCACTCTTATTATTCTCTCTATAGGCCTTATTATCGTTTCTCTTATAGAGGTAACTGGGATACTATGGCAAAACTCAAGAAAAAAAATTCCAAGATTTTCGCTATATAGGGGTTAAAAGAACCTCCATGTTAGCTTAATTATCCCTAGATAGATGTTTAACTCAGCCCAATCCTCATCTTCAAATGCTTCTAATCTATCATCTTTAGCAAAATATGAGAATCCTATAAGAAAACCATCACCTAAACCGGTAATTTTAAAATCATTCATAACCTTTATTTTTTTATATACTACAATATATGAATAATTTATCAGAAATCAAACTTATTCACCAGTAATTTTGCTAAATGTTTGTGATCTGCTATATTAGGGTGTTCATATCTATAAGTAGAATCATAAGAAGTAATGTAATCTCTCCAATGTTCCATACCATTAGGGAAAATAAAGGTAGGAACTATGTTTCTCGTGCTTAAATCACAGTTCATAGTATTAATAAACAGTACAGGTATGTTTTTTTCTTTAAAATAACAATAAGTGAGCTTTAAAAGCATTTTAATTTCTAATACTACATCTTCTATATTAAAGTACTTAGCATATTCTTCCTCAGGTAGTTTAGGCCATTTATGATGTACCGTAGGTGTTACAAAGTCGAATCTAGATAACTCACTAATTCCTATAATAACATTACTATGGAATGCTCTACTATTGTTTTCTATATAATCTAAAGCTTTAAATATAGCAGATCGTACACCGGTACCTCCAATACCGTAGTTCATAGTATGTACTCCTTCTATCTCTCCTAACTCAGAGGTAAAACATGTTTCTCCTTTTCTATAATTTCCTGTGGTAGTTTCGTGTTTCTGTATCTTAGGAAAAGTTGGAGTATCACCTTTATTAGCTCTTCTAGGGTTTTCTACATCATGGCTTCCTCTTACAAATGAACATCCAAAGCTTACTATACTTCTTTTCATAACGTCTTTAAGATAAATATCTATTTATACAATATACGAACTTTCTAATGAATAAACTAGATCCACATACATTATTTTCACTCTTTGAGCAAGGGGATGAAGAGGTATATAAAGAGCATGGTGTAGAAAGTGCCTTAAAGAACCCGTATGTTATTCTCAATATGGTATCCAGAGCGGTAGAAAATTACAGTATTATGGATATGCTATATACTAAGAACCATGGTAAGGCTTATAAAAACGTAAGATTAGAGGTTCAATATAAGTATTTCAATAAAATATACCTATATCTAGAGAGATTAGACGTAAGTAATGTAAAGATAAGAAACTATGGCATAGGAGAATCTTATGACTTAGAGAATATAGTAGTTGGATTAGATGTATTGAGACAGTATTTCGAAGATTTAGAGAAGTATGAGAAGTGTGCTATAATAAAAAATGCTATAAATTTTACATATGAAGTAGCTAGCGAACAAAAATATTCAAGGAAACAGTTGCTTTAATGAGATAATATTCTTATATTAAGGTATAAATAAAGGTTATGTTAAAAAGAATAAGTAAAGAGCAAGCTCAAGGTTTAATCAAAGCCACCGAGGACTATACAGACTCAACTGTCCAATATTACACTATTACTCCCAGTACCTCGCAGAGATATAAAGCAGAAGATGGTTGGGAAGACGTTACATACTATACTGGAAGATCATCTCAGCTTAATTTTACACCTAGTATAGATAAGCAATATGTCTATATACTTACCAATGATGCTATGCCTGGCCTGGTAAAGATAGGCTATACTAAAGATGATCCTAATCTACGTGTTAAACAACTCAATGCCTCTACCGGTGTCGCTGTAGACTTTACGTTAGAATGGGCTTTCGGATGTTATAATGCTATAGAGTTAGAGCAAGAGGTACATAAACACCTTAATTCCTTTAGGGTAAACACCAATAGGGAGTTTTTTAATGTATCTGTCGATAAAGCAAAGACAGCTATTAAGATGTTAGGTAAAAGATATAATAGTGAAAAAGATGTATAACAAATTTTCGTGGCAACTTCGCGCGTTTTGCGCGGCGGGCTTCGCACTATTTTTATCATGCTCCCCCGAACCCATTGCCGAACCCACTTGTTTAGGCGGAGATTGCACTGCTATTATAAAACCTATAGTAGAAAATAACACGTATTCTTTTGATATTGATGAAGATAACCCTAAGATACAGTACTTTACCATAGAGGTTCATGCTACTCCTACGTCAGAAGAGTGGAGATATAACGGAGTTCCGGTAGTATCTGCTTATTGGTCGGGAAATTTAACGTATTATGTACAGACTCCATATACTTTCGATGAAGTAAACTCGGCAGATAGGGAGACTTTCGGTACTTTACATAAAGATACAGTTATCATTACTCAGATTATAGGAGTTAGACCTAGTCAATCGGGGAAGACTCTTAATTTACAGGTAGATGTTTGGTGGGAGGCAGGTGAAAATACTATGAATAAAAAATATTTTCAAAATATTATACTAAAATAGTTGCTTTTCTGCTTTAAAAACATTATCTTAATTATATATTAAAAATATTAATAATAAAGTATATATAAATATATATAGATATATAAATAAAAATAATAATAATAGTAATTAATCTAATATGACATTAACAGCGGAGAAAATCCATTCAAACTATGAGAAGCATCTTAAAATAGTAGATACTTACATAGGTGATCGTAAGGATAAGGTTAAAAAACTAATTGAACACATAGGTGAAACCTATATCATGGCACCTGCTAGTTCCAAAACTTGGCATCACAATGCTATACCCGGTGGATATGTTGATCATGTTAATAGAGTTATAGAGTATTCTATTAAATGCAAGAGGTTGTACGATGAAATGGGCGGTACTATCGACTTTACCGACGAAGAGTTGGTATTTGCTGCTATATTCCATGATCTAGGTAAGTTAGGTGATGGAGATACTCATAATTATATACCTCAGACTGATAAATGGAGGCAAGACAAGCTACACGAGATGTATACTTTTAATTCAGAGCTACCTTTCATGCTCATACCAGATAGATCTCTATACATTTTACAGAAATTTGACATAAAAGTAAGCCACAACGAGTTTTTAGGTATCAGACTACACGATGGAGTATTCGACAAGGCTAATGAAGCCTACTTCTACAGCCATAACCCTAACTCTAGGATGAAAACCAACATAGTATACGTACTTCACATGGCAGACTTCATGGCTTCCAAGGTAGAGTACGATATATGGTTACAATCTACTGGTGGTGCTACTCAAAAAGTTAAGAAAACCCAAGCCTCAACAGGAAAACGAGTAAATTCTTCACCAGGCTTACAAAACATGCTTAAAAATCTATAGATGGACATTAATCCCACATTATTTTACATAATAATCAGTATATTAGTTGCGTTACTGGTTATTTTTTCATACATTATTAATAACCTACTAGTAAAAGTAGAGAAATACGAGGATATCACACAAGATCAAGTTAGATACCTTCAGAATATCTCTGACACTATAGGAGAATCAAAGCGACACTTACAAAATCTCGATGACAAGGGGGTCTTTCAGTCAGATGATGAAGTTGGTGAATTTTTTAACCAAATGAAAGAAGTACAGGAGCAACTAAACGACTATATGCTCCCCCAAAATTATGGCAAGGAAGAGAGCGAAAGCTAATTACTTTACAAGCGAAACAGAAGAGTACATAAAAAAATACAACGTATCTACAGACCAGGAATATCGTAATAAGATATTTACTGACCATATATACATCCCATTTTATAAGTTAGCGGAAAACATTATACATACTTTTAAGTTTTATTATACAGATGTTGATAAAATAGAAGATTTAAAGCACGAAATCGTATCTGTCTTACTAGAAGAGAAGATAATGAAGTTTGACCCTACTAATGGAGCTAAAGCCTACTCTTATTTCGGTACTATAGTAAAAAGATGGCTTATAAACTACAATAACAAAAACTACAAGAAGCTTAAACAGATAGGAAGCTTTACAGATATAGAAGAATCGTATGAAACTAAATTAGATCTTGATTCTCCATCAGCTAAATCTTTATCTACTTTTCTAGATGAATGGATTAATGAATGTTATGACCAACTAGAAGAGATGTTTGTAAAACTAGAAGACCAAAAAATAGCAGACGCTGTACTTACAGTATTTAAAACAAGACACGATTTAGATATATTTAGAAAAAAAGCACTTTATATATACATAAGAGAAATGACCGACTGTGATACACCGAAGTTAACTAAGGTAGTAACAGTTCTTAAAGAAGACTTTAAAATGAAGTACCAACACCTTTATGACTTAGGTTATCTTCACAATAAAATTGAATAGGCTATTTATTATAAAACAATATGAGCTTAGACAAGGAAATATTTAAAGGAAAAACACTTTCCGACCTCTTTGGTGAGATATATGATAATTCTAAAGAAACTAAAAGCCAAGTAAAAGGCCTTATAGGGGAACTTAAACCACTTATAGAGAATATTGGCGACGCTACTTTACTTGTACCTATGATCAAAGAGTACATGGAGATAGGTGTTAAGAACGACGAACATTTAATTAAATTAGCGACAGTAA